AGAAACACCATCGTCTTCTATAATTTTACCTATCAAAATAATGTTCTGGTTATCAGGTAAATATCCTCTCATAGAAAGAGTTAGTTCTGGTCTAACTACAACATTATCTAGATACTGTACTTTTCCACTCTTAGAAGATTCTTTTTCTCTTAAAAAATTAGGGCAAGCTATATAATATCTTTTTGTCATTCCAGTCGGAAAGCAATACTCGATAAATTGCTTGAAACTTCCGACTTGTCGATTTAAAGGTATTCTTTTTTGTAATTGTTTATATTGTTCATTTAATGATTGGTTATAGAGTTCACTCTTGAAATTAGATCCCTTGTCTAAACGATCTGTAAATGAAAGAAACAAATAAGACATAAATATTCCTCCAGTATTCTGATTATTTATTGTTTTTCTTGTAGGATTCAAAAATTTCAAGATATTCTAAAAATTGTCTAATTTCAGCAGTCTTTGTTCCTTCAACAATTTTTGCTACTTTATCCAAAACAACTGTTCGTGTGAACTCATCTAATCCATCGAACTTTTGAAGTGCTAGAAGTTGTCTGCGTAAAGCAAGATTGTCTTGTGATAATTGTTCTATTTCCATATTTAAACTTTCAATTGAAGAAATAGAATCTTTTTTATCTTGAATACTTCCTTTTAAGATGCTTGATATTCTATTTACATATTTTGCAAGTATATCATTATCTGATTCATCAAGTACAAGTTTTAATTCTTCTTCAGTTTCCTTCCCAAACAAATAAAAAATCTTATATTGCTTATCACTTGGAATGTCACTAAAGTTTTCTAAATTTCTATAATTGTAGATAGTAGCCTTTGAAATTTCTAAGTATTTAGCAAGATCATTTACTTTAATTGAAAATTTTGTAACTAGTCGTTCAAATAGTTTTGTAGTCATATTATCACCTCAAAGAATAACAATTAAGTGTATTATACTATTGAGTTCTAATTCTGTCAATACGCTAGACTAAATTTGTTCTGTTCTGTATTATATTTATACTCTTTTAGACTGTTTTAGAAAATAATAAAACCAGCTACTATCTAAGCAGCTGGATAAAATCATTAAGTTTCATCTTGCGTTTACTTCTTTCCCATTTCTGAATAGAAAAGTAACCGTTCCATCTCTGTTTACTGTTGCTCTATCAATTAAGTAGCACCAGATGTCTTCATCAAAATCTTCAATAATCAACGGTCTATTTTCTAGATCCTTTACAAATGATTCTAGGTACTTGCCTTTAGCTTTTTTCTCAGCTATTTCAAGTTCCTTTTTATTCAACTTATCACTTATCGAATTGTGTTCAGCGTCATACTCATTGTATCTTTCTTGGAACTCATCCTGATTCATAGCTTCATTTGCATTCTTTGAAATAAGATTCTCAACCAGAACTATTATATCCTGGCCTCTTTTCTTTAAAGTGTCTATTTCTTTTTCAATTGTTGATGTATCGCATAAAAGCTGAATCATCTCTTTACTGTCTTCAACTAGTTGAGTTCTGTTACTCATAAACTTTGAGTATGCTTCAAGGAACATTCTTTTTATTTTATCTTCAGTCAATGACGGAGTTTCGCATTTAGTATGGGCTTTGTTAAACTTGTCATTGCATCTATATACTTCTTTTCTATATTTGTCGTTTGAATGCCAAACTTTAAGTCCGTAGAAGCCGCCACAATCACCACAGATTAATTTACTTGAGAATGTATTCGTGCAGTTGTATGTATAGCCCAGTTCTTTTCGTTTTTTTATTTCAACCTGTACTATTTCCCATTCTTCAGGATTGATGATTGGTTCATGGTGTTCTGAAACGTAGAAGCTCTCAACCTCTCCATTATTTCTAACTAGTTCATGTGTTAAATAGTTCTTAACAAAAGTCTTTCTGATATGAGCATCACCTTTGTACTTTTCGTTTTTGAGCATGCTTTCGATTGTTGAAACTCTCCATTTATCCTTACCCGATGGACTCTTAATTCCTTCTTTTTCAAGGTATTGAGAAATCCATGTCGTTGTTTTACCTTTCATGAAAAGTTTATAAATAAGTCTAACTAGTTTAGCTTGTTCTTCATTAACTATGAATCCTACTTTTGGATTGTCTGGATGCTTGTCGTAACCTAGAAAGTTTGAATAAGCAACACTCGTAATTCCTTGTCTATATCTCTTATCCTTACCCCATTTTACGTTCTCTGAAATATTTCTACTTTCTTCTTGTGCTATACTGGCGTTTATTGTTAGGTTGAGTTCACCATTTGAATCAAAGTTTGATATGTTGTTTTCTTCAAAAATAACCTCAACTCCTGCTTCTTTCAATTGTCTAGCAAGTCCTACTGTATCAAGTGTGTTTCTAGCGAAACGTTGAACTGATTTCAAAACAATCATGTCCATCTTTCCATCAAGTGCATCCTTGATCATTAAATTAAAGTTAGCACGATGCTTTCTGCTTGTACCTGTGATTCCTTTATCAGCATACATTCCAACAAAAGTCCAATCAGGTCTTGATGAGCAGTATTCAGTGTAATGCTTGATTTGAGCTTCATAAGAATTGATTTGTTCATCTTGCTTTGTAGAAACTCTCGCATAAGCAGCTACTCTTTTCTTCTGAATTGTATTTGTTGGCAAATGTGTTATAGGATTTACCTTTTGAGGAATAACTGTAATTTTACCCATTATTCTTTTCCTCCTTTCTGAAGATTATGTTGTCTTGCTTTCTCTCGCATTTCTGGAGTCCATGATTCGCTTCTTGAACGATCTTTCCAAATGATCACTTCAACCTTACCGTTAACAAAATGAACTTCAAGGATATTGTTTTCTTTAACAATTATCTTTTTAATCTTGGCTCTCATCTTTGTCTCATCGAATGTTGGAATTTTTAGAAGGTATGTAATCTCAAGCATAAGTGTTTCTTCAGGAACTGCTTTTGAATGACAGTAGGCTTTCCCTAAGTCGTTATAGGTAACACATTCATATTTACCTTTGCCGTTGGTTTTTTTGTATTTGTAGTTCTTACCGCAGTTGCCGCAAACAACAATTCCCGTAAATGAATGTTTTTCACTTTCCTTGCTTGCTCTATTAAATCTGGCTTTTCTTAATTCTTGAGCTTTTTCAAAGGTCTCAAGGCTTATAATAGCTTCATGGTTATCTTCAACTAAGTAGATATCCTTTTCACCTTTATTGACTCTCGTAAGTTTTGAAAGGTAATCAACCCTATAAGTCTTTTGAAGCATTAAGTTGCCTGTGTAGTTATAATTAGTTAGGATTGTTCTTATTGCATTCTTTTGCCATAGAACTCCAGTCTTTGATTTAAGTCCTTCATTGTTTAGAATCTTTGCTATTTTACAGTCCCCATTTCCTTCTAAGTAAAGGTTGTAGATTCTTTTAACTAATTCAGCTTCTTCCGAAACAATCGTGAGTGTATGCATCTTTAATTTGTAACCTAAACAATCCTTACCACCATAGGATATTCCTTGTTCAAAGTTCCGTTTGACTCGCCATAAAGTGTTAAGGCTACAATTTCTAGATTGTTCTTGTGCTGCACCTGCAAATAAGGTAATAAGCATCTCGCCATCGGATGAAAGTGTGTGTATTCCTTCTGACTCAAAGAAAATATCTACATTGATATCTTTCATGGCTCTAACCCATTTAAGGGTAATTTCTGTATTTCTTGCAAATCTTGTAATGGACTTTACTAGGATAATATCAATTTTTCCTTCGTTGGCATCGTTAAACATCTGTTCAAAGTCTCCACGACTTCCTTTAGTACCAGTTTTACCTGCATCTGAATAAACGCCTACATAATTCCAACCAGGATTACTTTGTATGTAACGTGAATAGTAATTAACCTGATTAAATAAGCTATGAAGCATTGTATCTTTATCGCAGGATACTCTAGCATAGGCACAGACGTTTAATTTTCTAGGAACTTTGGTTTGTTTTTCAATTATCTGAATGCTTGCCATCTTCAATTACCTCCTTAGAATTTGGTATCATATTAATCACTCTAAAAGGAGATAATATCAAGTCATTTAGGCGATATATACTCAACGAATTTAATGAATATTTTTTTGCCATTTTCGTTTCAATTTTCATATACTCTTGTTCAGTAATTAGGCCCATATTCACCATAGTTTTCGCTTGGATTATTGCGTTTAGATAATTACTTTCATTTGCCTTCATAACTTTCTCCTCCTTTATAACGTTTTTCTAAATAGCAATCCCATGAACAGTACTTTCTATTTAGGCTTTTGAAGGTTTTGAAAGTCTTATGGCAGCATTGACATTCAATTTCTAATGTCATTTTTTTATTGTTGTTTCCATGTTTTCTAAAATAAGATCTTCTGCATTGATCCGAACAGTATTTTCTTTTTTTGTGGTTTTCAATTTGAACTAGTTTCTTGCCACATTCAAGACAATAAGTAGCTCCGTTTTCTAATTGTTTGCATAAGGTACTGACGGTACTTTTAGAAAGATTTAATTCTTTAGCAATTAGTCCGTAACCTAAACCTTCATCTCTCATTTTTATAATTTGTTGTTTTTGTTGATTGGTCATATTTTCAACCTCCTTACAAAGGTCAAATGGGAGATTTGTACCCTAACTGCCAAAAAAATCTAAATAATTTTTAACAATAAAAAAAGCCTGCCAGATTTTACTCCAGCAGGCAATTTTTCACTTTAATGATAAAGTTTTGTTTTTTAACAAAATACTGTATCTTTAACTTTTTTTGTTTTTATCTATAAGTTGCTTAAGAATTTGATTAGTACCCGTTGCAGCAAGACCAGATGCACCGCCAAGAATTATGGCTAAAACAACATTTGGAGCAGCAATGATATCTGGAATAAAGTAATAGCAAATTACACCAGAAATGACTCCTAATACGAGTCCCATTAAAGGATAGAAATGACTAACCTTTTCGTTATTGTTTGTTGCTTTCTTTATGACTTCGATAATGGCATATACTGCAGCAACAATTGCAGGTACGCTAATAATAGATAAGTATTCCATAATAATCCTCCTTATTTATGTGCTTGCTGATTTAGATGTTCTTCAATGTCATTAATAGCAGTTATTACAGGACCATCACAGCCTTGTTCTTTTAATCCTTTAAGACATGCAAGTACACCTTTTGTTAAAATTGTTTGTTCTTCTTTAATTACTTTA